TGAATTTAAATGATGGTGATTCTGCATTATAGTAAGCATCCCAAGGGTTAAAATCCTCAGCAGGTAAACCTTGCTGAGCTTCTTGCTGCGGCTGTTGCTGTGGCTGTCCATTTATGTTTTTCTGTAAAACGTCAACGAGGTCAGGTCTTGATTCTAACAAATCCCCCAGAGGTTCAAGCCTTCTAAGCTTTTCATTCTCCGCTTGGGTTCTGTCATACAATGACTGGAATTTGCGGGCTTCAACTTCCCACTCATTCTCTGGAATAATTTCCTGTTGCACCTCTACTTCTGGCGCTGAAAAATCAACCGGTTCTTGCGATTCGGGAGATTCTACATACTGTCCGTCCGCTTCTGCTCTTACTTCTTCAACGATATCTGGGCCACTGTCAACTAAACCGTCAGCTACGGGTAGGGCCTCTGTCTGTGTATTGTCCATTTTGTCTCCTTTAGATGTCTCTAAGCTTCTGGAGCTGAACTAGCATCTGCTCTGACATTTGCTAATTTCTCCGCTTCGAGCTTCACCTTTGTTTGTAGATTATTTAACTGAACTCTTCTGTCAGCTTTGGCGTCTGATGCAACATCTGCGAGTCGAGATTTAAATTTCTCAACCTCAACCCGTTTTCTATCGTGCACAGACTCCCTTTGGGCAGTCTGGAGGTCTCCCTCCAAATTCTTTATTTGCTCACCCATAGCCTGAACCTGCTGCATGAGCTGATTCTTCTCATCGGTTCGGCGTAGGATAGCTTCTTTATCAAATATTTCTGGATTCTTCTTTAAGACTTCTACCTTATCAACGATACCCATTTGGTATGCCTCCATGTAAACACCAAGCTCTGCCCACTTATTAGTTGGCAATGTAGAACCCGGTTCAATTCTTAAATCATGTTGTCCTAAATTGTGTCGTTCTTTTTTAATATCTAATATAGCGCCAGTTTTATCATCATAATAATTAACCATAGCTTCGGTCATGTCATTGTTGGCATTATTTAAACGGAACATCTTTTTATAAGTATAATGACCTTTAGCTAAATTATATAACACCTGTCCCAGTCTATTGATACTAAATTCAATGTCTCTTAGTTTAGACTTTGGTCTTTCAGTTCCAAGGGCAATCATTCTCTCTGTACCCTTTACTGTCTCTGGCGCCTTCTCTGCAAAGCCGTGCATCATCTCCGGTAAGCCAAAAGTAAAGTCAATATAAAACTCACACTGCTGAATTAGCTTATAGAACTCTCCAGCTAATGGCTGCGGGGCTGGAAAATGTGGCTCTCCCTGTGTAGAATCTACTTCTATAACCGCATTGGGGTTAGCCCAGTCTCTTTCTAACTGTCCTAAATCTTCCACACTGCCTAAAGGCACCAATAGTTTTAATCCACCCGAGGCTTGAGCGTGGGAAAGAGCCAATGACCAAAGCTTATTAAGTAAGCGCTGCATTGGTCTGGCGCGAGACACATCTGATTTTGGATAGGGGGTCTCTGTAAAAATATTTGGAAGCGGAACAACTGGATAGTGGTCGGTATTTAATACTGATTCATATAAAACAATTTGACCAATAGAAGCACACACTTTAACCCGTGTTTGTTTAACCGGTATAACCTCATACTGACTTGCCTCTACCTGCTCCCTGTTATTCTCTATAAATTCTTGATACTCCTCGTCTATAAATATAACTTCTTCGCCAGTCTGCATATCAATAACACGGTAAAAATCAACCTTAATTTTATAGAACCTCTCTAAGATTTGATATTTCTGTCTTTCAAAATAATCTAAATCCTGAGCTTCTGCTGGGGTGAAGACCTTCTTACTATTGTTATTCATTGCACCGGGATAATCTTCTTCCATATAAGTCTCAAGGTCTTGTATGATACCAGTTTCTTTTTCGCCCGTTTCTGGATTCTCCTGTTCGCCTAATTCTGGGTAGAGGCTGACGACCTGTTCACCGGTGAGGATTGTAGAGAGGATAACACCTTCAGCATCATCAAACCACCTGTTTCGAGTATTCGGAGAGACATATACCCTGAATGGGTTGACATAAGTGAACTTGACATCGCCCCTACCGAAGTCTGATTCCGGGTCTATATAGGTATACAAATAACCCATACCGGTAGTAGCATAATCGTGAATTGCCTGTTTTAACTGCCAGTCTCCATTGGAGTTACTCCAAATATACCCCATAATGGTTCTCCATACAGAGGCCACCTTTACATCGGAGTCTTCTCTGGGCGTCATAGTAAACGCAGGTGCTCTGGAAGTTAATACTGCTTTAAATTTTTCAATAGCTGGGCCAATCCTATCCATAGGAACGTCAGCTTGATTGCGGGATTGTAGCTCATCTACCTCTTCACTGGTAAAATGATTGCCATGATAAAAGTCAATGTCATATCTGGCTTCCGTATCCCAATCGGAACGGGCATTACGCCAGCGACGGTATAAATCTTGGTTGTTTTCGGCTCTTTTGTCTTTATCTAATACCACTAATCGTCTTCATTGGTTAGTCGTTGCACTAAAGCTCTGTTAATTAAACCCTTAACCTGTGGATTTAAAGTTTGAGGCGCTATCCCTTTTCTATACAATAAGGCACCCTGCCTACGAGACAAAGGCGTCTCCATTCCGAAGGATGCTAAATAAGCAGTAGAAAGCTTTGGAACCTCTTCTACTTCTTCTTGATGAAGCGGGTGAGCTAAATTTGATTTATAAAAAGGTTTAGCTAAGGGTATCTTTTGAAGATAAGTATCAGGCTGTAATGGTTTTATTCTCCTATCTGAACGAATTGAACCCATAAGAGCACCCGGCTCTGCTTGGCTTGCTAATGGGAAATAACCCCCGGGTGACTCGCCACCAGCTGCTTCACCATACCTTCTTTCAAGTGGCTGCCCCTCGCCAATCTGACCACCATTGGCATACATTACAAGTCCACCCCGTTGCAGATTTTGCCCATAAGGACTAAGGGGCATTCCTGTTCTAGTAGTATCGCCTCTAGATTCGTTCATTCTTTGCAATAGACGTAAAGAATCTCCCTCAAAGTCAAGACTCTTACCAGTGAAAGGATTAATGCTTTCATTAACGTCCCTCATCATTATTTGTTGAAGTACGCTATCTAAATTTGCAGGGACTGGTGGGCCATATACTTCAGGGTTGCGAATCTCTTGTTGTCTGCGAGGCTGCATTTGCCCACCTTGCTGGTATTTTGGTAACACATTTTTTACATCGGTTCTTAGATAGTCTTCTTCTAAATCTTTCTTACTGTCATATCCACCAGACTCTAACAATTGATTCATAATATAAGCCTTAGTAGCGCTTTCTTGTCTGTAGTTTTCAGCTATGCGTTCTAATTCCCCAGCGCCGGGCGGCGCATCGGCGTTACCAGTCAAACCAAAATGCGCTTTTTGATATCTTTGATACTCTGGTGTAAAATATGGATTAACATCAAATTCTCTATTAGCGTTAATGCGTTCAATAATACTTTGAATACTATCTTCTCCCGCATATGGCAATCTATCTGAACCCTTATACGGAGCTTCTCTAAGCTGTAATTGACCACCCTCTTGATAATAATTAACTGGGCCACCTTGTTTTTGATATTCAGGTGTATACCCTAAACTATAACTTCGCTTCCCAGATGGAATGTCTTTTTCCAACGTTAAAGGAAGCGGTGCATTTAACAGCCTACCTATCTTAGACTCTGGAGTTACCCCCGCTTTACTAGCTAAACTAGATAGAGCTGACAGAACAGGAAGAGAGCCAAGGCTTACTTGCTCCCTAGAGGTTCCAACCCTTTTTTCTAAGTCCCCTTCTTTAGCGTATTCTCTTGAAACCTTAAATCTTGGAACGGCTGTTAATTCAGAGCCCATCTCTAATCCAGATGTTAAATCTTTAAACTTAGTGTCCTCTAATACACCATGCTGTTCAACGCCATTTCCATACGCACTTCTTTCCATCATCCTGTCCATCAATAACTGCTTGGGGTCTCCCTCATCTGAGAGAGCTACTTGCCTTGATAAAGCGTCCGAATATCCTGTGCCCCTACCGTTAGCTTCAACCATTTTATCATAAATTTTATTATAAACGAGATGCTTATTAAAATCTTCTGGCGTAGTAAAATCTCCCCAACCCACTTCGCCACCTTCTTGATACATTGGTGACCGAGGTTGAGACAGGCCAGTCTCCATAGAGGCGGAAGCAATTAAAGCATCCATAGCCGTATTGCCATTATCCATCTGCTGCATGGCGCGGCCTTCATTGGTAATTTGTTTTAAAACGGGTAAATAGTCAGGAACGGCTTCTTTGGGAATTATCCATTCGCCGCCTTCGAGTTCAACGGGTTGTTCGCCAGCAACCATGCCAGCAACACCGCCTTGTGCGTGAGAAGCCCCCCGTACTAAACCGTAACTGGGGAACCTGCTTTTTCTTTTAGCCATATGGTATGTGGATTAATAGCTTTTTTAAATATGTTTATAAACAGTTGGGTGAGGTTGCACTTCACACCTTCGGAATCTAAGAAGGAATTGTCAAATGAGGCAACAATTAAATAATTAATTTCTGGCACCAGTCATCCAGTTGTACTTTCTAAGTCTGGGCAGTAGCCTCTCCTTGCGTTTACTATTTGCAAAACCCTCTTTGCTCGTTGCTTGTGACTTGGGTGCACGGGCAAAGTAGTCCGCATAGTATAAGGCATCCATAATATCATCATTACGAGGTTTCGGGTGTTCAAAGAACTCATCGACTATCTCAGTCATGTTTCTTTGTATGAAAAGCTTTTTAGAATTAACGATAGGGCCAAGTGTTGTTTCCAGCCTATCTTCCTTTTTTATCCTACCCGGTGGCTTAACACCCTTAAATATCCCCGGCATTAGTCTTTTCTCGTTGGCACTCATACGAGTAACCATATCCCTAACCATCTCCTGTGCTGCTACGGTCTCAATGGTCACCCGCTTTACGGGGCTATATTTCTTAGCCAGCTCTATAATCTTAGCTGGAACATCAAATGTGGGTATTCTTTCTCTAAAATATTCTAATACATAACGATTGTTCTTTGAATCAATCCCCATAACCAGTATCACCTGAAAGTCTGAAGTAGCGGTAGCTGTAGCTGCAAGGTCAACACCCAGATAAATATTGATAGGAATGACCTCATCCTCCTCCATAAGGTAATTAAAACCATTCATAAGCTTTCTTTCACCGCTATAGTGCTGTATTCTATCTATTTTAAAGGCTGCATTAGATATATCCCGAGCATCGTTCATATACTCCTGAGCAAACTTATTGACCAGTCCAGCCTCAATAAACTCCTGTTTCTTGTGTTTTAGCTTGGCAAGCGGGAATTGCTCGGGCCACAGGGCTTTCCCATCCTCTATCGCACGGTGAAAGTAGACATCCCACGGATAGGGGCGGCTGTCCTTCTTGGCTCTTTTATATCCATCATATGTCATTTGCAGGAAACTATCATAATGAACAATAGTACCGGCCAGCCATATCCAGCCCTCATTACCGGGCGATTCCTCTAAAGCAGGATAGATTGTAGATACTACCCACTTCTTAATCTCAGAGCGGCGCTCCGGTGTCTTGGTATTTAACTCAGACTCGAAATCGTCTAATATGATACCAGTATACCTCACATCCACCTCAGCACGACCCCTTAGACGCTGGCTTGTACCTTTGGCTATGATTCTATCGCCCTTGGGAGTCACTAAATCTTTCTCCGTCCACCTTTTGCCCATAATACCGCCATCCATGTTTCCAAAGTAGTATTTAATCTTTTTATTGGTTTCAAGGTGGTAGCGCATATATTTCAAATGGTCAATGGCCTGTCCCTGTTCTTCTGATACCCAAGCAATAAAGTTCTGGTCATCCTCACCAGCAAAGCAAAGTTTATGTAAGATAGCTGATTTAGATAGAATGGACTTGCCAAAGCCTCTGGGAAGTATAATACAGATACGCTCACCGGGTTTGGTCGAGATGAGTCTTTTAGATACGGTATAATGACAAGAGGGTGACGCACTCTTGTACATAAAGTCTTTAGGTAAAAAAGCCCTTCCGAAGAATAACAGGTCTTGATATGACTTAGCAAGTATCTCATCCCGTCGAGCCATCTCTTCAGGAGGAGGTATAACGCTAAAGGTCTCTATCTTCTTCTGCTTCCCACTCTTTCCGGGCAATCTTTCGCGCTTTGATAATTCCTCTTTTACGTCTTTTATTTTCAATCGTTAGTTTCTTCCTTAAACGTTTCCTTGCTTTAGCCGCTCTGTTAGGCATTCAATACCTTACCTGCTAAATAGCTTTTTATAATATTCATCTAACGCAGCTTCATCCTTGCCATAATTCTCTATCAACCATTTTCTAAGCATTGGCTCAACCACCTTATGGGTCTGGTATTCATCTGTGCCCTCTGTTTCATATAAAGATTTATCAAACCCTCCAGCGTGCTCAGTTCCCTTTCCCATCAATAAATCATGTCTTGTCTCATACTTAGAATATCTTTTTGGGTCTTTAAATCTCATGGCGTGAGCCAACTCACTAACAGCCACATCAGCGCCAAACCCTTCGGGTATATAAATTTTATCACTTCCCAGAAGTTTGTCAAATAAAGCAGCGGGAGTCCTTTGCCCAAAATCCCATTTATATCCTTTTGGCTTAAAAAAACCAGCACCACTCATTTTACCTGCTTTCTTGTGAGTCTTTACCCTCGGCTTCCCAGCTTGTCTCCACAATTCCTTCACATCGTCACCCGTTAGATACAAATCAGACTTGTTTGACGCAGACCTGAACGACGCGCCACTTCCTATATGCTTCTCAAAGCTCTCTTCCGGGGAATGATATAACCAATCTACGAGAGGAACACCTTCCGTAATCTTAGTTAAAAAGTCTTGAATCTTTTGTGTTTTACTTATTGGCGCATCTGTTAGAGGTAGAACTTCTGATTGAGGAACCTCTCCACCTGTTTGATACTTCCTTAAAGCGGTTAACGCTATTAAATTATCTATTGCTGAGTGTCCGTGCGGCACTATTTCTTCTTTTTACCAGTAACTTTCTTACCAACCTTCTTGGCGTACTTCTTAGCCGCCTTTTTCCCAGCCTTAGTGTAAGAGAACTTCTTTTTACCTACTTTTGGCATCATTACTCCTAATTAGTTTAATCTTGTAAATCACACTACCCCAGCGTATTTGCTGAGGATATTGCCATATCTTCTTATTGAGACGCATTTTCTTCAATTAGCCCCGACTCAAAGGCTTTAAGCTTATCTTTAGTGAAACCAGTGAACTCCTGTATGAGTGCAATGGAGTCTGATTTCTTATCAGTAGACAATAATCCAGAT